GGGACATTTGAGATTGAGATATGAAAACTTTTTCGGTGGGTCCTTCCGACGGTTTCAACATACTGTACGATGAAAAAAGCCCCAGATTCTCGAAAGAAAGTTAGTGCGTTCTGAGCGAAATCGGGGAAAGGGGCCGATGTGAAAATTGACACAGTCGCTGACGTGAAACTTATCGGACGGGCTCTTGTGGCTGGTTGGCTGAACAGTGAGGGACTAGAGGAAAAGAAAAAGAAAGCTGTCGAGTCGCTGTTTAATGTGATCGAAACGAGCGGCGATGACGAAATGAAAGTGAAGGCATTTGAGGCGCTCGTGAAAGCTGATCAGGCAGACTTGAAGCGAGAGGAAGTAGCGATCAAAAAACAGGAAGCGGATGACAACAAGCGAATTAGACTTCTTGAGATCCTTCGACATCTCCCACCTGGAGAACTTGGTAAACTCGCATCCGGTGACACGGAATCTGGCGACGGCGGATGAGCGTGCGTCACAAGCCACTCGGATGGCAAAAAAGAGGGCATCAGAACGAGACGTCAAGATACCGTGCCCAGCAGAAATCAACCGCAGAATCGATGCAATGCAGGACTGCGGCCTATTCCTGCAAACATACTTTCGCGATGTGTTCTTCGAGCCATTCACGACCGACAGAATAGACATGATGGAATCAATAATCAGGGCTGCGCGATACGGAGGGGACCAAGCTATCGCAGGCACACGCGGCGAGGGGAAAACGAAACTCGCCATTTACACTGCCCTATTCCTGACTCTCACTGGATTGTCCACATTCCCGATCGTAATCGGCAAGAATCAACGAAAGAGCGAAAACGAACTCAGGACGGTGCGCGAGAAGCTACAGCAATCGGAATTGTTACTCGCAGACTTTCCGGAACTGTGCGTACCACTGCAGGCAATCGGCGGCTGGTCATCGCGTGCCAGAATGCAGACCTGCGCTGGTGAGTTTACGAATTCCGAACTTGGGGCAGACCATTTGATCTACCCAACGATTGGAAGGCATCAACTTCCAGACAATTGGCCTGATGAAGTAGAGTCTGTGAGTCGTGGTCAGGTAATCGCATCAATCGGAATCGATGGCGGCGTGCGCGGAACGAACTATCGAGACAAGCGGCCATCAATTGCGATCATTGACGACATCGAAGACAGGCAGGCGGCTGAATCAGATGCAGTGATTGAAAAGAACGAGGACATCGTGGAAAAGGACATCGCCGGGCTTGCATCGTCAGCCAAGCGAGTCGCCCGTGTGTTTCTTTGCACAATCCAAAACCGAAAGTGCCTGGCATTCAAATACACTGACCCGAAGCAAAAACCATCATGGAAGGGCAAGCGATACCGCAAGATGATCCGGCGGCCGGATCGAATGGATCTGGTGCAGCAGTACATGACGTTGAGAATCGAGAGGGCTGAAGATGACCCAGATGCCAGAGTAGCGTTCAGGTTTTGGAGGGACAACATCGCCGAGATTGAGCGAGATTGCGAGATTAGCAATCCGGCATCATACAACAAAGATCCGCATGAAGACGGCGAGCCACTAGAACTATCAGCAATCCAAAGCTATTTCAACAAGGTTGCAGATTGGGGCGAGGATGCGGTAGCCACAGAAGTCGACAACGATCCACCGGAACAAATTGGACCGCAAGGCAGTGGGCTCACATGGCAAACAGTCGCCGGACGAATCAGCGGCCTTGATCGGTATCAACTTCCAGCAAACGCATCCTGCGTGACGGCATCGATTGACCTCGGAAAGTATCTTTGCCATTGGGTTGTTGTTGCGTGGTGGAAGGGCGCTGGCGGATGTGTGATTGATTACGGACGAGCAGAAGTTGCTGGGACAGATAAAGGAATGGACAACGAGTCCAGCGAACCGATGATCTATCGGACTTTGCTGAATTGGCGTGACGAACTATTGGCGAAGCAGTACGTTGACGCAGCCGGATCGCATCGCAAGGTTGACGCTGTCTTCATCGACTCTGGCACATTTACTGACGCGGCGTATCAGTTCGTAAGAGACGTTCACGGTGCTCCGTTTTATTGCTCAAAAGGGATTGGAAACTATCGCGACAAGACAACAGAAACAGATAAGATAAAGCCTGGAAATCATTTTCACGCATCATATCAGGAGGCACAAGGTCTCTGGCTTTACGAAATGGACACGGACTACTGGAAGCAATTCATTCACGAACGTTTTTTGACACCGACATTCGACGAACAGAACTTTCTGCGGCGCGGGGCATTGTCGCTGTTTTCGCAGTCAAACGATCGCAAACACACGAGTTTTGCGCATCATATCGTTGCCGAGGAACTCGTGAGCGAATTCAAAGAAGGTAAGGGAGTCAAAACATGGTGGAACAAGATCGACGAAAACAATCACTGGTTAGACGCAATCTATATGGCAGCGGCGGCGGCAAGTGCTCGCGGCATCTACTTACTCTCACCAACAGCAGAGACACCGAATGGCCCCTCAGTTACTCCAAGAGCGAAAACCCCAAATGAGCAAGCACAACAGAAACCGCCAGCTGGCAAGCCTCCCGGACAACGACACGGAACCCCAAAGAAGCGAGCAGGCGGCTGGGTCAACAGTCTCCGAAGACGTTAAGCCAAAGCCACGGGCGGAGAAGTTTGTACCTAGACCATGCACGACGTGCCCTGCGCTCAGGCAGGCAGATCCATCTGTAGTAAATAAGTCAGCGAGTTATTCTAGAGTTAAAAGCACACAGGGGGAAATCAGGCATTGCAAATGTGACTACTGCGGAGCAACATGGCCGCAAACAAAATCATATGTGCCGGGAAATTAGGTTACATGTGCATGTAAATAATCATTGGCACGGTATTGCTAACACGCAACGCCATCCCGCAAACTGCGAGGCATGGCAACTGCATCCAGTCTACTGGCACAAATTGACGCAGCGATTGAAGCACTTCTAACTGGAGGCGCGTCGTCGTACTCAATTGGTTCGCGAACAGTAACGGCACTGGATCTCGGAACGCTGATGGAGCAGCGGAATATTCTGCAGGTCCAGGCAGATCGTGAGGCGGGCGGCGGCGGCATGTTCCGGCTCGCCAAGATGCAGAGGGCTCGCCAATGATCGGCACTGCTCTCGATCGAATCATCGGCGTATTTTCGCCAGCGGCTGGAGTTCGCCGAACACAGCAGCGACAGACGCTCAACCGCATGTTTCAAGGCGCGGAAGCCAATCGCCTGACGAACAACAAAAGGCCGAAGAATCAATCCGCTGACTCTGAGTTGCTCGGACCATTTGGGGCCGATGCTTTACGCGCATGGTCCCGTGCGTTGGTTCGAGACAATGCCTACGCTTGGGGAGTCGTCGATACGATCGTGAGTTCTGTCGTCGGCTGCGGAATCACCGCACAGTCACAAGTTGAAACACCTGAAGGCACTGACGTTGAGGACGTCAACGAAAAACGCGATAAGGTTTGGGCGGAATGGTGCGAAGTCTGCGACGTCAACGGACGCATGAACTTCGCTGAGATCCAGCAACTTGCACAGCGAGAAATGGTTGAGGCTGGCGAAGTTCTGATTCACCTTGTGAAGACTCCGGCAAAGAAATATCGCGGCATCTATCGCCCTGTTCCATTCGCTCTTGAGTTGATCGAAGCGGATCGTCTTTCCAACGAGCGCGATGTCTACAAGGTTCACGCAAAGGGTGGCAACAAGATTGTACGCGGCGTAGAACTCGACGACCTCGGGAAGCCGTTGGCGTATTGGATTTATCCGGAACATCCGAACGGGCCGTATGCAACTCGTGTAATGCCAGAGCGAATTCCGGCAGACGAAATCCTGCATCTATTTCGCGTTGACCGCATCGGCCAGAGTCGCGGTGTTCCATGGTTTGCTCCAGTCATGTCGTGGTTGCGTGATCTAGGTGTTTACGTTGATAACGAAATTCAGGCGTCTGCAGTTGCCTCATGTTTTGGCGTTGCGATCACAACCACAGGCCGCGCTGGTTCCGGCCTGATGCCATCAACCGATAGCGAATCATCAGACGTCAACGGTAATCAGTTTGAGTATTTAGAACCGGCAATGGTTGTGCGATTGCAGCCGGGCGAGTCTGTTGAATCTATCAATCCCGGCCGTCCGAACTCTGCATCGGAACCGTGGATCAATCTCATGCTTCGCGGGATCTCGGTCGGAACCGGCCTGAGTTACGAAGTCGTCAGCCGCAACTATAGTGGCACGTCTTACAGCAGCAGCCGCACAAGTATGCTGGAAGATCGTCGCCGGTTCCGCAGA